CGCCCGAGCCCAGAGTTGCAAGCGATCCTGCAAACCGTTCAGGCCGCCGTTGATGCGACGGGTGATGCTGTTGAACTGGTCGCGGTCGGCCAGTTCATTGAAGCCATTTTGCTCCCAGAACCACGCGGCTGACTCGGCGGCCCATTGCGGTTGCTCCAGTAGTTCCGGCAAAAACAGTAAACGATCATCACCGAAGAGTCCGAGACTGCATTGACGGTAGTTGTTGCGCCCGGTGATCTGGATCAGTCCACGGCCTCGGTACTTCTGGCCGTCACCGTCCGCCTTTGGAGTGTTGCCCAAACGAGCCGCAAGGGTGCCAGTGTCATATTTGCTCAGGTATTGGTCATTGCCCACTTCACGCACGTACTGCAATTGTCCAGATTCATGGCCGACTTGGGCGAGGAAAGCGGCGATACGTTTGAGGGTATTGATATTGCGGTGGGCCATGGCGCTGTTGAGGGCGGAAATGAAAACGCCCGCTTGAGAGCGGGCGTTGGGAAAAATTTGTTGCAACTGCATTGAAGTGAGAGACATGGTTCATGTTCCATTTGCCGTTGTTTTAAACCAGACCGGCGCCAGGGGTTTGCTGAAGTCTTTTGGAAAGTTGGCTAGCGAGGGCCAGTCGCGCAGATCCTGCCGGTAATCCAACAGCTCATGATATTGATCGCTGCTCAAAGTCAACGGAGTGCCGGCAGCTTGCTCATCGCGATCACGGTCGACCAGCCATTGGCTGGCGGCCAGTTCCTGGTTCCGCCAGGCTCGGGCAACTGTGGCTGGTTCAGGTTCTGCCTCCGGATCGTCTTCCAGCATGGCGAGCAATGGCACACCACCACTCGCCAGCCATTGCTGGTATTCATCCCAGAAACGGTGATGCCGAGGCACGGTTGCTCCGTCAGGCAGACGAATGACAGTGGCCGGGTCTTTAGTGAGTTGATAGTGCATAGGGAAAACCTCCTTAAAGTTCGGCATCGGCAGTGGCGTGAATGTAATAAGTCTGAGTAACCAGCCCGATATCGGAGTTATCTACCCAGATGCCGCGAGTCGACACCCCAAGAGGTCGAGCATTAGCCGATGAAACTTCATCGCTCCCCGAACGCCATTGCCCAGCGACCCCCTTCGAAGTAGTGGTAAATAAACTGAGACTTGGAATAGTTCTCTTCTCAACCTTGAAGGTCCACTGAGCCATGGGCTGTGAAGCAAACCCCGTCTGGCCCTGTCTCACGGTGGACAACAGTGCACCGTAGGGACCTGTCATGCTTCCAGGCGGCAGATCCTGGCTATAGGTTTTTTCGTAATAACGCTGGCACAACATCAACTCATCGCCAGGACTACGGAGTTCGAACGGCGTCGACACCCGCCCCTCTTCCAACTGGATCTGTGCCAGGTCTATCACCTGCAAAACATTCAAAGGCAGGTCGAAGGAGAGCCGCAGAAAGTCATTGCCGCTACTTCCCAACGTTTTGCCTGCCAGGGACGGTATTTGAATCGTCGCGCTGTATCGGGTCCAGGAAGTTTTGAGTTGAAAGCTGCCAACCGGCGTCACTGTATCCACACTACCGCCCGCTCCGAAATACTGCGCGACAGTCACATTGATCTGACGCGCCGTGTCGGCTTTGGCCCAGAACGTCAGCGTCGCGGTTTTCCCCGCCAAGGTCCTGACCGACTCGATAGCCTGGGAAATTTTATGCACGCTGGCGCCAACGCCCGCGGTGATTTGCTGCCAACGCATAAAGTAACGGGGTTCATTGGGCACCTCGCCCTGACCCAGCGCAAAGCTCTGCCGGGAAATATTCACCCCGGCGTTTCCGTTCCAGTCGCAACGAAAACGGTCAGCGATATAGGCACCGGTGTAAGGCCCCAAGTTGACCGCGCCGCGCTGCCAGATATCGAAATTGCCGTTAATCATCAGATTCTTGCGATAAACCTGCACCGGAAAATTCTGTTGCGGGTCGAGTTTGGCCAACTCTTTAATGGCCAGGCTCAGTTGATCCGTTTGATTCTCGGAAGGCATCAGCCCCGCGGCGGTGATGGCGTTGAGAATTTCCTGGGTGACGCTATTACCCCAGCTGGCTGGAATCAGGGAGCCGGGAGTTCCTGCTATCGGATTTTCATCGGCAAATCTACCGTTGACCAGTCCTGCACTGGGGACGCTTTTTGGATAGTCCATTTGACCTACTCAAGTTGAAGGGCATAAACACAGGCAATGCAGTTACTCGGTCGAGCCTGGAACCTGAGGCCAGTGGATCTCTGCAGGAAAGGTTACTTGCCGTTCAAGGCGATTCAACTCAACGCTGTAGAGCTTCCACTCCATCAATGCCAATTGCTCATCGTGAGTGGCGTCGCCGATATCTTCGGCGTATTGAAGCGGGGCTATACGCAGGACGGCGTCACGAAGTAGCGCGTCTCGTTTGGTCAGCACCTGATTCCTGGTATCCGCTAGCCGCGCCTGGTCGTCCAACTCCCAGGCATTATCACGCCAGACATAAAACTCCCCCGGCCATGGAGCAGTAGTAAAGGTCTCGGGCAATTCCCCAAGTTCACCCCACATCTGCTGCGCCCCACCCTCTTTGCGATACACCAGACCGCGTCGGTCGATCACTTCGCGCGGAACGTTGTTGACCAGCGCCCATGTACGGCCGCTTTCTGGTGGAGGTAATTCAAATGAGAGTTCAACAGCATTACTGGGCAGTTGAATGCCGATCCCCGGCGTCACGAAGAACTCCACCGGCCCCGACAAGGCGCCCGAGTTATCAATCAGATAATTAAACATGGACACCTCAGATAAGTTTGATACGGCCGGGATAGGCGATGTTGCGTGGACGGGATTTGAAGAGATAGAGCAAGGTGCCCGTAGGGTCCATCTGATAGCTGGTTCCAGCTGGATAGATCGGACCACCATTGGAGAGTGCGCCTACGTATTGAGGCTCCTCACGGGTGTCGGCACCAATGGCGGTAAGGCTGTCACTCCATCGCGACCCTACTGCACCGCCGCCATTCGCCCCCATGACATAAGAATGCGCGGTTCCGGGCTGAAAGGCCCCCATTACACGCCCGGCATCCACGCCACGCCCTTCGTCCAAAACTCTCAGAAACTCGCCGCGACCTTCAGGACCCCGGAACGTCAACGCACCATCGCCACTGGTCCACTTACCTTCGTTGCCAACCCGAGCGGCCTCGGTGCCGAGCATTCCCGATTGCTGGGCGTGATCCCACAACCACGGCCACTGCGCACGATTCATGACCGTGCCATTGAGCGCGCCATAGCCACCCGGACTGAGCAGCGTGGTCGTCTCGAAAAACGGTCGCCCCAAGGGCGTGTTGTCAAACCGCCCCACCGGCCACCAACTGCCGGCACCATCGCTGCGCAGCTGCCACCAGTCGCCGCAGCCCATCAGCACCAGGAACGTGTAACCGGTCGCAGATAGATGGGTGTGAAATCGGATTCGATCGGTGCCAGCAGCCTGAATAACCAGACGGTTGCCACTGTTGTCCACGCGTCGAACAATGACATCGCGAACGCCCATAGTAACGTTGGCCGGCGGAAGCGTGATGGTGGCAGCGCCGGGGCTGGCGTCAATCAACACCAAACCGAGTTCTTCTTGCGCCAGCATCTTCGATGCGGCTAGTCGGGTGACCACTGAACGCATCGGGCTATTCACGCCGATGATCGCCTGGATCGCCTTGAGCAACTGGCCGTTGTCTCCCTCCGATGGCGCCATTCCGGCGCCAGCAATCACACTCAAAATCTCCTGCGTAACCGAATTGCCCCACACCGCCGGAATCAATGATCCAGGTGTACCAGCCACGGGGTTTTCATCGACAAACCGTCCGTTGACCAGTCCGACACTGGGGACACTCTTTGGATAATCCATTCCTCTACTCCCTAGTCATAATTGATGTGCACCTTGGTATGCGCCGGTGCGCTGCGATGGATCAGGCATTCCAGGGCCGAGCCCGGGTTCGTGCCAAACCGCTCACCCCAGTAGCTGGCGCCGAAACGTCGGCCCAGCAGCAGGCGGCCACCGGTATTGAGCGTCCACATGAAATGCGCCTGCCATGTTCCGAAGTGCGCCTGGCCAAACCGGGCCCGTCCCATTCGCGGGACTTCAAGCTCGGTGATGGTGGCGTTCGGATAACCTTGGCTCTTGGCGATCTCGACGTAGTAGCTGATGGCCTGGCTGCCAACAGCGAGCAGTCGCCGGCGTACGGCGAGGCGACGGTCGTCGAACAGTGGCGTCGCGCCCAGGCATGGGTCGGGCAGGTTCATCACCCGCTCCCAGTCCGGCACCAGTTCACTGACGCCAGCCGGGTCCATTTCGTTGAGCAAGTCAGCGGCGCGAGCGTCGAGGCGGGCCAGTTCCTGGGCGACGCCTTCAAGGACTTTTTCGAGTTCCGGGACCTGCTCCGGGTCCCACGCCGGACCGCTGGGTAGCAGGCTGCGCAGTTGGGCCTGGTATTGCGCGGCGGTTCTGATCACTGCCATACGCAACCTCCGAAGGTCAGCAACTGGTTGCTCTCGGCTTCGACGTCTGCGACAGGTGACTTGAGATCGTGATCACTTTCGCCGGTCGCGCTGCTGATGGCTTCACGGATGTGACTCACCAGCAGAGTGTCGCCCAGGCCGCCTTCGCGGTTATGCAGATCGCGCAGTTGCGCCTCAACGGCGGCGCGTACGGCCGTGGTGTCGGGCTTCAGGCTGAGTCGGTAGGTCACCGGCACTTGTACCGGCGGCAGCACACGCAACTCAGCGGTGACTGGCCGCAGAGGTTCGATGTAGGCCTGGACTTCAGCCAGTTGTTCAGGATTGGGGACGGGTTGCACATCGTCGTCACGCATGATGTACAGACTGACAATGCCGGGGCCAGGATAGCTGCCGCGACACCAGGCACGGGTCACCCCCGGACATTCGAGCGCCCAGGTTTCGTAGTCTTGTGCCGAACCGCCGTGAGGAATGATCCGGTAAGAACGAATCACCCGGGACCGCAGGGACTCCAGACTTTCCCGAGCGATCCCGCCGGTCAACCCCGGCGCCAGCACCGTGAAGCTGTTGCCGGTAATGCCCAGAATCGGCTGCACCGGAATCAGCGTCATGCCGGCGTCGGCATTCCCGAGGCTGCCGGCGTCGAGGGCGGCGATGGTGGTGCTGTTCAAGCCATTGCCGGTGGTGCGGGCGGACGTGACTTTGTAAATGCGACCGTCGTTCGATTGCAGCAGCGTATCGACGTCCAGCACAGCGCCAGCGCTGGCGGTAAAGCTGACGCTGCCACTGGCCGATTGTGCGGCTTTGCGCGGCTGGTTCAGACGCAGTGCGGCGATCCTTTCCAGGGTCGACTCATCGGCCTTGTCCGGGAGGATCTGCTCGGCGATCCAGTTCAGATAGCCATACAGGCCATAGGCGGCGCCACCGAGGGTACGGGCCAGCACTTGCGCATCGGACTGGCGCAGCGAATCGCTGGCCAGGTCGCTTTGGGTGCGTTTGATCAGCACCGGCAGCGAAGGGGTTTCAAACGGCATAGATCACCTGCCAACTGTTATCGGGGTTGATGTCCAGACGTTCGCCGTCGGCCAGCGTGAGGATCGTGCGCAGGTTGAGGCGCTGGGCGTCGAGGCGTTCGCTGATGATGTCGATGGCGCTGCAGTGGCCGTCGTCGAGCAGCCATTGCAGGGCTTCGCGGGCATAGAACTCGGCGTCCATTTGCGTCTGCCGGGTCAGCTTGACCCGGCGCAGCAGCCACAGCCGCGAGCCGATTCGATCGTCGGCAACCGTGGGAAAACTGTCGCCCCACCAGCCGAAGCGTTCTTCGTCATCGAGGGCATCGTCATCGGCGGCGCGACGCCAAGTGAACAGGCTGATCAGTACGGCGCGGGTCAGCGCGGCGTGGAGGTTCTGGCTGACGAACATCATTGGCCTCCTGCCGGCGCGCCGGTCTGACCGTTGCCGGCCTGCACGCCAACATGCACGTGTTTGATCTGGCTGATGCCGCCGGCCAGTTGATCACCGCTGGAGACGATCTTGCCGGTCTGGTTTATCACCGGCGTGTCGAAGTTCACCGCGCTACTGGCGCGGATGTTCAGCGTGGCGGTTTCGATGTCGATGATCCGCCCGCGCTTGAAGTGAATCCTGTCGCCCTCGTCGGTGTAGATCGCCACTTCACCGGCAGCGAGTGCTTGCAGGCGATAGCGGCGGTCGGCGATGACCAGGGCGATGGCATGGGAACGATCGCCGCCGATGAAGGTGACGACCCCTTCAGCACCGGCGAGCGGATGGCTGGTGAAACCATAGGGTTCGAAGTGTTCGAGGTCGTCGTTGATTTCACCGGCGGTGAGGCGCATTTGCAGCGATTGCAGTTTCGAAGCCGAATTGGCGAGCACGACAGTGCCGCGCGCCAGCAGGCGTGTCAGTAGGCTCATGGGTTTCCTTAGACTTTGTCGACACAAAACCTGTGGGAGCGGGCTTGCCCGCGATGGCGGTGTGTCAGGGAAGAAAGGTATTTGCTGTCACCAACGCTTTCGCGGGCAAGCCCGCTCCCACAGGGGCCATTGTCGCCAGCGGGATCCTGCGTCAGGCCTGGGATTGCTTCGGGGGAGTCGGATCAGGATCAAACGTATGCGGCGGGGCCACTTGCAGCGTGGTCACCGAACCCTGCGCCGACAGCGAATAGGTGACCTTGGAGATCAGCATGTCGCCATCGAAATCCAGCACCGGATCCTTGACCTTCACCAGCGTGTTATGGCGCCACAAATCGCCATTGCTCTGCCGCCAGCCCTGCACCTGATAGGTGGTGGTCTGTGCGCGGCCCATGCGGGTTGCGCTTTCCCATTGGGCACGCTGCTGCGCCAACTCAAAGGTCAGTTGCGTGCCTTCGTTGATCACCGTGGTGCGGCGCCGTTTGAAACTCAGGTCGGCCGCCGTCGACTCGACTTCGCTGACCGCCGCGCCGCTTTTTGCATCCGAGCCTTTTTGCTGGCCGATCACCCGGTACTCGGAGAACACCTGGCTGAAATCCATTGGCGCATTGGCCGACAGGATGTTCTTGCCCAGCTCCAGCGCATCGCTGGCGCGCCCACCGCTACCGGGTTTGGCCAGCACCAACTGGCCCAGCTCGTTGTCGGTGGAAAACACCCGCAGCAGCGACAGCAATCGGTCGATCGACTGGAATGCCGTTTCACCCGGCACGATGGTGTGTTTGGTCAGGCGTGTGGTGTCGCTGATCTCGTTGACCACTGACAGCCCATATTCGCTCGCCAGATCACGGACGATAGTCAGCAAGGGTTGTTGCTGCCATTGGCTGGGCAGGTTGCGGGCGGCGCAATCGACCAGATCCTGGGTCTTGGAACTGCCTTCGATGGTCAGGCTGATCTGCCGCCCGTCATAGCGGATCGGTGCTTTGAACACGTAACCGGTGAGCACCAGGTCCTTGCCGATTTTTACCTCGCAGGGGTCGCCGGGTTTGATCCTTTGATCCACGGTCTGACCGGGCCACTGCCATGTAATGTCGAGCTTGAAGGTGCGGAACTGACGCTCGAGATCGGCAGTGATTTCGACGCTTTTCCAGCCGCCGTATTCCATGTCGTTGACCGTCAGTGTGACGTGATTGTCCATCTCGTTCATGGCGTCACTCCCGCGAGACTTTCACATCGTTGGGCGAGAAACCCGGATGGGTGATCGCGTTGCGCTGAGTCACCTCTTCGACTCGCGTGGCGTCGCCGAACTGCTTGTAGGCCACGACCACTGCCGGAAAGCTTTCCTGAAACGATTTGCTGACTTGACGCACGCCGGAGGACGCCACCGCTTTGAGATGAGCCACGAGCGCTTCCTTTACATCGTTGATGGCCTGGAAGTGCGCAGGTCCGGCTTTCGCCAGCATTGGATCAATGGCGGCAGTCACCGCCGCGCGCAGCGCTTGCATGTCATCGCTGACAGGGACTTCCTGACGGCTGACCGGCGACGTCGACTGTTGAGCCACCGACGGTGTCGACGCCAGCTTCACCGGCGTGCTCGCCACCGGCATCGACGCGACCCACTGCGCGACTTTGACCAGTAGCGTGTCCTGCACCAGATCGGCCATGGCTTGCGCGGCGGCATTGGTGTCCTTGCCCGTGGTGATCTTCGGCGCATCGGCTTTGCGAATCGCTTCGAGTTGCTGCGACACGTCGGCAATCACGCCACGGTAGCCTTCCTTGGCGAACGCTTTCAGCTCCTTGATATCGCCGAGCAACCCCTTGAATTCTGCCGCCACTTCCTTGGGCAGCTCCTTCACGGCTTTGACCAGTTCTGTGATCTGGCGGTACTGCTCGATCAAAGGTTTCAGCTGCTCCTTGATCACCTCGTAAACCCCGGTGAGGCTGTTGCGCAGGTTGGTGATGCCGATCCGCGCGGCCTTGATCAACGTCATCGCCTGTTCGAAGCGCGCCACCGCAGAACCCAGCAGACCGTCGGCCTTGGCCAGCAGCACTTTCTGCGTACTGACCGTGGCTGTCGGAAAAGGCAAAGGCTGATCGGGATAGAACTTCAATGCGAACGTCACCAACCCACCGTCCTGGCGGGTGTGGGTCATGTCGCATTCGCCGACCTTGACTTGCAGGCGTCCGAGCCACGGATGCACCAGTTCGCCACGGCCCTGCTCCAGCGCTTTGAGCAGCTTGTCGCGCTGCTCCAGGCAATCGGGGCCGATGATGAACGCCGTCAGATCGTGGGTCTTGGCCTGCTGGCCGAGGTCCTCGAAAAACGGCAGGTCGCGTTGCGGGTATTCATGCAACTGCCCTTTGCGACCGACCGGGGTTTTCGCCTGGTCGATCCAGAAACCGACACCGCGAAAGGATGCCGGCAACAAACGGTCACGCCAGTTCATTGGGAACCTCCCATCGACAGCGAGCGATAGCCGATGCGTGAAGACACGGCCAGGCCCGGTTGATTGGTTTGCGGTTGGTCGGTGCGCAACCCGGCCGGCGCGTTTTCGAAGCGCACGGTCAGGCCGCCTTCGAGTTGCGTGCGGTTGTTGGCGGCGCTTTGCTGGATCAGCGCGCTGGAGGTTTGTGGCAACGAACCGCTTTGCAGTGCGCCGTTGCCAGCAGGCGCCGGACTGGCAGCGAAGAACGCCGGTGCCAGTTCGCCTTTGCCTTCGGCATTGGTCTGGCGTTGTGCTTCAGTGAGAGTTTCAACTTTGCCGGTGACCTTGGCGATCAGTCCGGCGAAGCCACCGTCGAACAACTCCTTGATCGGCGCAATGACGGTTTGCAGCTTTTGCCACAACTCGCCGAACCACTCAGTGATCGGCCCCCAACTCTCGATGATCTGATCCAGCGGTTTCCATTCGAACAGACTGTGCAGAAAGTCCACAACCGGCGCGGACAGCGCCAACACAACGCCCCAGAGCGCCGAAAAGACCTCACCGATCGGCTGCCAATACTGGGCAATCTGCTCCAGCGGTGACCACTCGAACAGGCTGGTGAAAAAGCCTCTGACCCGCTGTACAGATGTTTGCAGCGCCATCCAGATCGGTTCGAAGAACCCGACAATCCCACCCCAGGCACTGGTCAGCATTTCCATCGGGAAAAAATCGAACAGCGTCCGCACTATGTCCCGGGTGCTTTGCACCGCCGATTGCAGCGTCGTGAACATCGGTTCGAAGAACGTGACGACACCACCCCACGCGTCGGTAATCATCTGCATCGGCGAGAAATCGAACAGCGACACGAGGAATTCTTTCGCCGGTAGCGCGACTTTTCGCAGGCCGCTGAACATCGGTTCGAAGAACGTCACGACACTACCCCACGCATCGGTAATCATCTGCATCGGCGAGAAATCGAACAGGTTTCTGAGAAACGCCATCACCGGCACACTCAAGGCCTTGAGCAATTCCCAGATCGCCGAGAACAAACCGGTCAGCGGCCCCCAGTTTTCGATGATCATGCCGGCCGGGGACCACGCGAAAACCGATTTGAAGAAGTCGATCACTGGCGCCGTCACGGCCATGACCTTGTCCCAGATAGCCGAGAAAAATCCCGTTACCGGTTGCCACAGTGCAGCCAGTGCCGCGAGCGGTCGCCAATCGAGTACCGAGCGCAGCGTCGCCATCGCACCCGCCCCGGCATTTTTCACGCCTTCCCACATCCCGGTGAAGAACGCGCTGATCGGTGTCCAGTTGGACACGATCAATCCGGCCGCCACGGCAATGCCCATGGCGATCAACATGATCGGGTTGGTCTTGAGCACCATGCTCATGACGTCCATCACCTGGGTCATACCGGTGACCGCGGTTTGCATGGCGGAGAAGGCAATCGCCCCCGCCGCCAGGCCTTCGACCAGTTGCGGATTGTCAGCGAGCAGGCTGCCGACCTGAGTCAGCACCGGTTCCAGACCAACCACCAAAGCCCCGACGGCCGGCACCAGCGCGGCGTCGACCGAAGCCGAAACCTTTTCCATCGAAGCGCTGAACACATTCATGTTCTGCGCCGCGACTTTCGGCGCGGCGGGCAGCTCGACGGTTTTCGCCGTGTCGCTGACTTCGCTCAATTTGCCCTGGAACGCCGCCGCCGACTTGATCCCTTCCACGAACGGTGTGATCACGCTGCCGCCCTTGAACAGACCACTGATGTCCAGTTTGCCGAGGCCGGTCTGCTCGAGATTGTTTTTGAAACTCTCAACCTTCACGCGCAGGGCGCCCAGTTTGGGCGAGAGTTCATCGATGCCGGTGATCAGCACCGGTTTCGGGGTTTTCTTCTCTTCGTCTGCCATCACTGCACCTGCTGCATCGCATTGATCCGTTGCGCGTGCTCCAGCGATTCGCGGAGCACATCCAGTGGCCTGGCCATCATCTGTTCGGGGTCAACCTTCCAGAACCAGGCCAGGTCAT